ATACTGGTCAACTCTTTGGGGTCGCCCGACACGCTGTTGCACATGTGAAGAATTGTTGACTTGCCCGTACCTGACTCGGGGTGAATCACGTTGATGATCGCGCCCTCCAAACCAGTGAACTTGAGCAGCGGCGAACCGAATGCTGTAAGAGCAGCAAACGCATGTGGCTCAAGGCCCTTCTTGCCGTACAGGTTGAACACCTCTTTCCATTTCTCCATCGTGCCCTTGGGCTTCATCTTTTCGGCCACGTCCTCGGTGATGCTCGATGGTGGGCTGTAAAAAATCCCATCCTTCGTAATCTCGCGGTCGCCGACAATGAATTTGCTATTGCCGTCCGCCCATCCAAATTGATTTCTCATAAGCTCTGCCCTTTTCAAATACTGCAAATTTTTGATGAAGAACACGACGAACTTCGCCAAGTTTTCATACTGTGTTTTGTGCGCCACCACCCCGTTGTAGGCAAGCTGTTTACGCAGCTCATCCGGCGCGGAGATTGATGTCGTTGGAACGGTGAATTCACGAACCCCGTCATGCGGCAGGTGCAGACGGAACAACGCAACATCGCCGCGCTCGGCATCTTTCATACGCTTGACCACATACAGGTCATGCTCGTACACAACGACTGGCTCGGCCTCATCTTCTGATGGCTTCAAATACACACCGCCGTTCTTGCCTCTAAAGAATGGGAACGGATACTCTGGAATCTGGTAGCGCGTCTCCTCGCCGGTCACTTCGTCCGCTACAACAAACTCGTTGTCATCGGCATCAGCCTGCTCAACCTCAACGCCCAGCATGATCGGGGACTTGATCTTGCCTTGATGCGGACAACCATCACAACCGCCGGGGTTTCGCTCTTCAAAAGTTGTGCAGTGGTGAGGGCCACCGCGCTTGCGGATGTTGGCCAGTTTGATTTCAACTTCCGTGGCGTCGTACTCAGGGTACTGATTCGACATCTTGTGCGCGGCATCATCCCCATCCACACAAAACGCAGTAATCGAGAGCGCCGACTGCCACAAAGGTTCGTCAATGTTCTGCTGGTTTGCGTAGCAGTAGTTGAGTTGGGCGCAGCCGTTCTCGCCCTTCATCATGATCGTCTTGAAGCGTTTGACCTTGTTCTGCATCAGAGCTTCCATCATGGGGCTCATTGACTTAGGAATAAAGTCAGGTACTTCTTCTTGCGGGGGCTCGGCCCCAAGCAGTGTCTGGATTTGCTCGTAGGTGAAAGGCTTGGTGCTCTCGTTCCATACCTCAACAGGCTTGGGCTCAAGATTCTTTTTCACGTTCATCGAGCCGGGCACACGCAGAACACGCGCAGCCTCAAACACTTTGTCGTCAACGATAAGCCCATGCTCTTTGCACAGTTGCTTGAGTCGTTTGGCCAATGGCTCCCATTCCTTGCGGGTCAGGGTTTCTTTAATCAGCCAGTAGGCGTGAATGCCGTTGCCGGAGTTCACTAGGATTGGTTGCGGTAAGCCGACGGCCTTGCAAAACTTTTGAAGTTCCTCCAGCCCTGTCTGCTGGTCTAGGTAGCCTTCAATCTTTCCTTTGTCGTTGGGTGCGCCTTTCGTCGGGCCGCAGTCAATATCTAACCACAGTGCGCGAGTAGCGATTACGTTGTCGTGTGTTCGGTTGTTCAGCGGCCCAAATTTGGAGCAGCCAAAATACACATTGACATTTTTACCAATGAACTCTTGGATGATTGTTTCGGCTTCTTCTCTTGTCTCCGCAAAACGCTGGTCTACGTAACTACCAATCCCTACTAAACAGTACCGCCCTTCCGCAGGCAATACGGTATCTAGAAGGTCGAAGGACATTTTTTAACCCAATTTCTTTTTCACACTTGCAATGTATTTGTCGATCTCAGACGTGAGCTGCACTCGGGGGACAACGTCCCCTTTGAACCAGTTGTAAATCGTCATGCGGCTGACCGCAAAATGGCCAGCCACTTGAGTCACAGGAACTCGTGCCTTGATGCAAACACGGCCAAGGGCGACACCGATGTTTTTGGCGCTGGCGCGTTTGTTCGCCTCAACCAAATCAAAGCTGTACCCTTGTGCCATGCTTACTCCTCGTCAGACCAAGCTGCGACCACAGAGGACAAGTCCTTTTTAGCAGTCGGAGTCGGTTCAGCCTTCTTGCCTTCGCGCTTGGTCGGCGCGGCTACTTCAGGCTCGGCTTCGGCTTTGGGGGCTTGGGCTTGAGGGGCGGGTGCGGCCAATTGCTTGTGGGCGGTGTCGGCTTGGTAGGGCGTCATCACAACCAGCTTTTGAACTTCAGGTTTTGCAGCCACTTTGGAAGTGACAGCGTATTGCTGCTGGTTGATGAAACGCGCAGGGGTGAACAACACGGATTGGTTGTCGTTGTCTTCGTTGAAGCTCATGGTCGTCACAACGTAGTCCAAGCTCTTGCCGTTGTTGGCCAAATACTTGGTGTAGTTGCTGAACGTATGGGCGTTGTCCGTAGTGCTATCGCCGAACAATGACTTGGAAGCCAAGTTCATTTGATAGACCTCGCCTTCAAGCGATGTACCGAAGTCCTCGACCAGCACGAGTGCCAGACGTTGGGAGTAGCGGCAGGCTTTGGAATTGCCTTGGCCCGAACCTTTGATGTTTTGTTGGCAAGAATCGCAGCGATCAGATTGGGGGTTAGCCGAACCAGCGTCAGGGCCTTGGCCATCGTTGGAGAAACAATCGGGTGCAGTCGGCTCAGAGTCGGGTGTCCACTGCTTTGCGTAGAAGATACGACCGACTTTGGGAGAAGCGCTCACGATGATCGCGTCCAAGTTGCCTTTGACCTTGCCCATTTCTTCGCCGCCGACTACCTTACGGAAGATGCCGTTTTTGGGCACGATACGTTTGACTCCGCTACGGCCAGCGAGTTGCTTTGTCAGCTCACTAACGCCTGCTTGTTGCAGAAAGTCGGGGAGGTCTTGATTCAAGATTGTGAGGTTGCTCATCTTAATTTCCTTTGGAACGTCTAACTACCACGGTGAACTCGTTCTCCACATTGAGGCCAATGGGTTGAACATCTGGATTCTCAGAGAGAAACTCTTTCATGTTTGTTTGATGAAGTCGTTTCTCCAGCAGGCCAAACGCATCGTTCGTTTTAATGAACTGATACATCGAATCCCAATCGTTTGTCCAGTACCGTGACTTGACGGAACGAACGATAGTGCCATGTGGGGTGCGAATGCTTGAGGCATTCATTTCTTTACAGGTTTCAAGCATTTCATTGCCGAGCACTTGAAGTTGCTCATCCAACTCGGCTACCTGTTGCTTGTACTGTGATGTGAGCGCGTCTTTGGCGTCACGGATTTTGAGGTAGACCTTTGCAAGGCCGTCTAGGTTTGGAGTAGAGGGCGCTTCGCCCTGAACTTCTTCGTTCACATCTGACATTTGTTAGCTCCAGTTGGTTGTTGTGTGAGGGACTATACCACAGTTTTTGACATTGTCAAACTGTTTGTAATTTATTTTCTAAAATTTCTTCGCGGTACAGGTCAATGATCTCGTTGTGGTTTGAGACATTGGTGCGCAGCAGCTTGTACAGCTTTGACTCCACACTGCTGCCCATGATATGCACGATGGTCATTGGGTTGACTTGGCCGGGTCGGTCAATACGCGCATTGGCTTGCAGGTAGGTCTCCACGCTGGTGCAGGGAGCGTACCAAATGATTGTGTCGGCGGCAGTCAGGGTAAGCCCGTGGGACGCAGCTTGCGGCTGAATGATAAGCACCTTGGGGTTGGGCTGCGATTGAAAAATCCTAACGATCTCGGCGCGGCGATTGGGGTTGACTGCACCATTAATCACATCACACGCAATGTTGTTCTTTTCCAAATGCTTTTGGAGTAACTCGATGGTGTGCGTGAACGGCACAAACACCAACACCTTGTTGCTTGTCTCCTCGATGACTTCCTGCACAGCGTTGAGTCGGTTGTTTGCATCGAAGTCCACCACCTCGCCAGCATCGGTGTACACCGACCCGCATGAGATTTGCAGCAGTTTGTTTACCTGTGCGGCGGCGTTGACCGCAGAGATTTCCTCCCCCGCTGCTTCAATGAGTGCTTGCTTAGCCAGAAGCTTGTAGTACCCCAG